GGTTGGAATCCCACCCTTTTATTATATTCTTTGATGCGTCCTGTATTAGGGTCATAGCACAAAATAGTAGTATCACCAACATTACCTGCAAACCTATCTTTAAGCACACGAAGCGTTGTTTTATGTCTTTCATTTACATCCTCCTCTTGTTGATTCCGCTCAAGACAAATGATCTGTGAAGACCATTGACCAATACCTCTTGTACCTCTGATGTCCCTAAGACTAACCCGTCCACCTTCTTCATGTGGAGTCCCCCCACCACCGCTATTCAGATGTGAGATTAGGAAGATTGTTATGTTAAGCTCCCTACATAGACTTGCCAAGGTTGAAATGATTGTGTCTAACTCCTTACGCTCATCCTTTATTGCTTCCTCACTTACAGTAAAAGCAGCGAGGTGATCAATGAAAATGTGCTTAACGTCACAAGAAACAGCCAGATAACGCATTCTTGATACGACATCGTTGAAGATAGTGCTACCAAAATGGTTATACAAATAACAGTTACCACTACCAAAAACATCATTGAAATAACCCTTCTTCTCATCATCTGAGATATCATGTTCAGGGAGGTGGATCGGTTTGTTAGCTGCTATACCCGTGAAATTTAACATAGTTGTACGGTTAGACTCTTCCATAAAGAAGCACCCTATCTTCTGCTTATGCTCCGTCAATAGGTGATATGCAACTTCCTTGAAGACCTGAGACTTGCCTATCCCGGTTCCTGCTATTACCGTGACAATTTCATCTTCACGAATACCATGAAGAGAGTTTGTAACACCAGGCCATGGGTAGGACAACCCTGACTTTGGCTTAACAAGCATATCTTCGAGTAGGTCAGCACCATTCACCAATCCTTCCGGTGTAAATGGTATAGCACTCCACATAGCCGCTATTAGATCAGTGGTCTTACTGGCCATCAGCATCTCATTAGGATCTTTCATCGATAGTTCTGCAATGTAACAATGACCTGGAGCAATGAGAGGCGCACACTTATGTACGGCATCCTGCCCAGCTTCATCCATGTCGAACATCAAAACAATCTGTTCAAAGCTGTTAATGAACTCTAAATTGTTCTTGATAGACCTACTGGCTGCTGCTGCTCCATTAGGTAATGAAACTACAGGCCATTTATTATTTTGGACCTGAGACATTGAGAGACAATCTATCTCACCTTCAGTGATTACCAGTTTCTTTCCCCCCGGTTTCCACAAGTTCTGCCCAAAGAGCGGGGGTTTCTTGTCTCCAATCCACCGGAACTCTTTATCTTTCGTTCTTATCTTCTGTCCAACTATATGACCCTCCACTTTATATGAGGCTATCTGTACATTCTCACCATTATATTTTCCAATGGTATAGCCAAACTTCTTACAGGTCTCCTCTGTAATACCACGTGATTTAAGAGGCCTTACTTCCCCTATAATAGGGTCCCAGTCTTTCTTTTCCATAGGCTTAGCCTCATGTTGGTTTGTGAATCTATGTTTGCCACACGAGAAACAGAAGGTATGGAGACTGTATACCGCTAAAGCATCTGACGATCCACAGTCTCCACATGGCTCGTGGACTTTGATAGGTATTTCATCTTCCATTACTACTCCCCCATTATTTCATATGTTCATTTCCTTTAGTAGTTTAATTATTGTATCTACTTCAACCTTAGATTTCTTTTCCTTCAACCACGCTTCTGGTATAACTTTATCAGCCCACCTAAACCCATGCTTATCGCACCACTTGGCATAGCTGGTTGGGCTTCTCTTTCGGATCTTGCTGTTTGAATTCATAAATAGAAACCGTATGTCAAACTCGGGGTACTGTTCCTTTATATATAGATGTTTTTTACGATCTGAAACGTCGAAGAAGCCTTTAGCCTCAATGATGATACCATTCTCAAGAAGAAAGTCAGACATATAAGTATGGTGTGTTACTGGCTTCACATACTTGATCTTGTTGAGCTTACCCTCGTATGAGAACTTTATACCAGAGTCAACCAGTTGTTGATTGACCCCAGCCTCAAGCTTAGAGCGAAAGCCAAGCTTCTGTACTGCCTTGGAAGGTGCTCTATATCGAACCATTTTTAGAAGTCACCCGTATAATCAGCATCTACACCATCTTCAAAGGGGATAGACTCTTTATCTGCTGTTGTGAATCCTTCTAATTCTTCAAATGGATTTAATCCTGAACCCTCATATTTAACAAGCTTAATAATCTGAACACTACCAGGCTGCAATGTAACACCACACCCAAGAGATGCCACTGCCCACGAATAAGATGTATAAGCTATTCTAACTTCAGTACCAACACCAATGCAAATATCTTCTGCTAACTCTTTACCTTTGGCATTATATATTTTAACTGTCATATTAAATGTACGACCATCACGAGCTTTAATCTGTGCTTTCTGTTTGAATTTAACCGTAAGTACCTTATTATCTACAGTATAAGGAGGGAGAGCCGCTTTCTTTACACCACTTTTAAGGCCTTCAGCGAGAGCATCAGCTATCATCTTATCAAGAGCCATCTTCATCATCTGTGCATCATCCCCAGTGAAGTCTACCTGACAGCTATAGATACCAGCATCATTAAACTTAGTTGAAGGAGTTTCAAGGGCTACAAAGCCTGAAATAGTACCAGTCGGTGTTACTACTACCTGTGATCTTGCCATGATTTTAATTCCTTTTAATTATGGTTTATTTTTTTTAAAAAACCAGTCAATAATATTAATGTTCTTGATTAAGTTTCCCAATAGGTTTATTACAAATTTTAGTTTCATTGTTTATGTACCCTTTTTATGTTTAATCTTTCTATCATACCTATTTATATTCGTCATAGGGTTCTCCTATATGTAATGATGATTTACTAAGGTACTGTTTTACTGTCCCCTTGCCAAGTCTTGTGTTCCAATGCTTCTTCCAATAGTATGCTCTCTCAAGTCTTGTTGATGGTATTGGTTCATTGAATCTTAGATACTGAAGTGTAGCTATGATGGTTGCATAATCAAGGTCCAGGAGAGTACCATAAAGGTATCTCGTGTACTCTGGGTGGTACCTAATGTAATTCCATCTAAGATCATTCAATGTATCAGGTTCCATTTGATATAACCCACGAGCAGGGCCACCATTCATTTGATAGTTGTATTTACCATAGTCTGATTCAACAGCCATAGTCTCAGCTAATAGGTTAACTATGTTGTTATTATATGGTATGGCCTGTGCTGCAAGTATGGATACAATTAGTTCAATCATCTCTCCCCCTTATCAAATGTATTAAAGAAAGCCTCTACACCTTCACACTTAATACATACACCATTATCACTTAAATTATCCCTCTTACAAGACTGACCACATGCAGGACAATGCCCATTAAAGTGATGATACTCATAGCATAGGTAACAGTAACCATCTTTAACTTCACCCAATGCTCCACAGTCTTCGCATTCACCAATGCTCATGATATAATCTTCCATGATTAATATTAAACTTTATGTCTACTTTGTTTGTTTTAAGCATGTTTTATGAATGTGATCTATGGAGATACCTATTGCTAATACTATCTTGAGAGTTATAGATGTCCCCTTTCTATGTAGTATAACTATAGTGTGGATATAGTTATACTACAGTTTTAACTATCTAAAGTAGCCTAATAGGGCCATGATAAAATCCATCATCGTTCCACCTCCTTATCAAATGTGTTAAAGAAAGACTCTTCCCTTTCCTCCATGTTAGCCTTGTCTTCATCTCTCTTACAAGACTTATCCCAATACCTATAGTATGGGTGATAATGATCATTATAATTCCAGTAATGTTCATTAATAAGTTTAATCATCCTTCTACCTCTCCTTTAATTATCTTTAACTGTAGTATAACTATATCCACACTATAGTTAGACTACATAACTACATAACTGTAGTCTAACTATAGTGTGGATATAGTTATACTACAGTTATATAGGTATATAGTTATAAAGGTATATATATAGTTATAAAGGTATATAGTATAACTATCTATATAACTACATCCAAACTGTAGCCTAACTATAGTTATACTATCTATATAATATATATATAATATATATAATCTCTCTCTACTTTGTTTGTTTTAAGGGGTGTTTTTGATCATCATCGCTGTAGACCCACTAATGACAACCATCCCCAAGGCTCAAAATGTCCCTTTTCAAGGCCGTGGAACAGGGGTGTGGAACATAGTGTGGTTGACTGTTGGATGACTATGTTACAACTGTGGTACAACTGATGGTTGACTGTGGGTTGATTATGGCTGACTATGTTACAACTGTGGGTTGATTATGGCTGACTATGTTACAACTGTGGGTTGATTATGGCTGACTATGTTACAACTGTGGGTTGATTATGGCTGACTATGTTAC